CTTAAGAAAACGGCGGGCGTGCAGCAGCCGGTGGTGGAGCAGATGGGGCTGACAAGGCAGACTATAGCGGATTGGAAAAGGAATGATCCGGAATTTGACGCTGAGGTTGATCAGATAAAAGAGGTGACGCTCGATATAGTAGAGACGCAGCTGATGAAAAAGATCATGAGCGGCGATACGGCGTGCATCCTGTTTTATCTCAAAACGCAAGGCCGTAAGCGTGGTTACATCGAAAAGGTAGATGCATATGTAGAGAGCAAAAACCACGTCGACCTCTCTAACCTTACAGATGAGGAGCGCGAGGTGCTGGAGAATATAGGGCGCAATTTTTTGAAAGAGGAATGACGCAATAGTACTTACAGATCAGGTTATCATCATGGCCGGAGTTCAGGCTTTGTCGGAGCGATGCACAAAGAGCTTCTATAACTTTTTTTGTGAGTTCTGGGATACAATCGAGTCTGAGCCGCTGGTGGCAAATTGGCACATACGTTACTTATGCGATGAGCTGCAGGAGCTGTCGAGGTATATAGTGGCGCGTGAGCCGAAGCCTTATGACCTGATCATCAACATTCCTCCCGGAACGACAAAGAGCCGAATTTGTACTATCATGTGGCCGGCATGGCTTTGGACGCAAGATGCCTCTTTGCGCATAATCACAAATTCTTATAGCGCCGACCTTGCCGAAGACCATTCGAGTAAATCTCGCGATGTTATTTTATCGCTGAAGTATCAAAAATTATTTCCACATGTGAGGTTGAGGCAAGATCGCACGGCACGGAGCAACTATGAGACGCGGCGCAAAGGGGCGCGATACACCACTTCAACCGGAGGCACTATCACGGGTAAGCATGCACATGTTATAATTAACGATGATCCTTTGAACCCGGGGCAGGCGTCCTCGGAGGCGATGCGCAAAGCGGCAAACGACCATACGGCTACACTCGCCACGCGTAAGGTTGACAAGGCCAACACGCCTACGGTCACCATAATGCAGAGGCTTCACGAAGATGACGTCACCGGCTATCTTTTGGCGCAGTCGACTGACGGCATAAAACATATATGCCTGCCGGCGGAGATATCGGATGAGGTTTATCCGATAGAGCTTAAGCAGTTTTACACAAATGGACTTCTCGATCCCATAAGGCTGTCGCCGGAGGTGCTGCAAGAGCAAAAAACGGCATTAGGCACACAGATGTATGCAGGGCAATATGATCAACAGCCGTACAACAAAGCAGGTAATCTCATAAGGCGCGACTGGTTCCCGATAACGGCAAATCAATCGCTCCAGCAAGTAGTGCAGCAGGCGCAAAGGCAGCGTGGCGTTCACTTTTATATCGACACGGCATATACGACGAATACTAAAAACGACCCTACCGGTGTGATAGCCGTGTGCGATGACGGTAACAGCCTCCTGATCATCGATGCTGTAAAGGTTTATTTAGAGTTTCCCGAATTATGCAAATGGCTGCCTAACTACGTGCGGCAAATGGGGTATAATCACAAAAGCACGGTGCGGATAGAGCCTAAAGCAAACGGCCTCTCATTGATACAGCAGTTGCGGCGTTATACTCAGCTTAACATCGTGGCGATTGACACACCAACTACCAGCAAGGTGGAGAGAGCAAATGCAGCATCGCCGACACTCGAGGCGCAGAGGGTCAAGCTGATGGCAGGTGTGTGGAACGCCGGTTATCTTGATGAGATGGCAGGATTCCCTACTGCAAAGCACGATGAATATGTGGATATTACCGGCTATGCTGTTCAAGATTTCAATAACCGACAATTAACATACGACAATTCAGATTTAGAGCAATTAGAGATTATCAGAGGAATAAGGAGATAACACAATGCCTACCGACATCAATTCAATTTTAAGTTTACAAAAAACAGATGACATCATCACGGAGTTAAAGCGTAAAATTCCGAGCCCTCCTTTATGGAGTGAGCTTGCTAAAGATTATGACATCAAGCATCACGACATAATGAACGAGGCTACCTATCAGGATGTCAGCGTAATGGAGGGAGGCAAAGTGGTGAGAGTGCCTCTATCACTCGAGCAGCTGGCAACTAACCGCCTTACGGGCTTGACATTCGGCATACCGGTAACGCGCATATACGATGCGCAGGACGAAAGGGCGCAGCGCGCACAGGCTATAATGGAACGAATTTACAAGAAGAATCGTATCAATGCGTTGAACCTTGAGCGAGGCGTTCATTTTTTCGCAGGTTGCGAGATCGCAACGTTATGGTACTTGGTAGATTCAGCTCCGCATTATGACTATGGCGAAAAGTGCAATTACAAGATCAGGCGACGCACCTACACGCCGATGAATGGCGACGGCATATATCCGCTATTTGACGATGACTTAGACCTCATCGCTTTGTCTTTTGAATACAACTATTACAACGGCGTCGATACCCACCGCTTTTTTGACACCTTCACTGACACGTGGCACATACGGTGGGAGCAGACTAACAAAGAGGGCGCTGACGCGTGGAAAGAATTGTTTAGAAAAAAGCTGGAGATAGGAAAGATACCGGGGGCCTATGCATGGTCCAAAAAGCCGTGCTGGAGAGATAGCAGCCGTTTGAGAGCGGAGCAGGAGCGCACCTACAGCGACAATGGCAACTGCATCCGTGACAACTCCGCACCGATATTGGCACTTTTTGCCGATGAGACGATCCAAATGGGAAATGAGGACACGGACAAATTCCGCAAAGTGGTCAAGTATCCGGCATCTGGCCGCTTGGAGTACGTGACATGGCAGCAATCGCCGGAGGCCGTCAAGCTGCAACTCGAGGGGCTGCGCAGGGAGTACTACACCAATCTGCAGATACCGGACATAAGCTACGAGAATATGAAAAGCACGCCGATGAGTGGGGAGGCGCGCAAGATGCTGTTTATCGACGCGCAATTGCGCGTGCTTCAGGAGGCCGGCGCGCTTCAGGAATTTCTCGACAGAGAGGCTAATGTGGTAAAAGCGTTAGCGGGGCTTATGTTTCCAGACATCGCGGACGCTTTTGCTGCTATGCCGGTGGAAAATAGAATCAATCCATACAAGATAGATGACGAGAAAGACCGCATCGAGAGGTACAGCAACGCTACCGGCGGCAAGGCTATTATGAGCCAGTATGAGGCGATTGAGAAAGCGGGGCTGTCCAAAAATCCTCAACAGACACTTGACCAGATCAGAGAGGATGAGCAACGCAGTGTGTTTGGAGCTTATGAATAATGCCTAAAAAAGCTCAGACTAATAAGGCCCTCGTAGCACAGGTGCAAAGACACATCGACGAGATATACCGGCTCGCAGCTATCGAGGCTGCGAAGATCGGAGTGCGTCTCGACCTGCCGCCGGGGGGCGTGTTCAGTTTGAGCCAATTCCCAACGGCAAAAAGGAGGCTGGAGCAGCTGATGGCCGAGGTGGACTCACAAATAAGGTTTATCGTCCTTAACGGAGTGGAGGCGGCATGGGCCGTGGCCAACCGGCAAAATGATGAAATGGTCAATCGGTTATTTGGTAAGAATCTCAGCAAGCTGCCGAAGTCAAAGCAGCGCGCCTATCTCTCTAATAACGACAAAGCACTCGAGGCGTTTAAGAAGACGCGCGTGCTGAAGATCGAGGCATTGTCGGCAGGGGTGTGGCGTCAAGGCGAAGTGTTAAAGCAGATCGAGGGGGCCATAGGGCTGGGGCTGTCAGAGGCGAAGTCGGCAGCGGAGCTATCGCGAGATATCCGGAAATATTTGAGGGAGCCTAACAGGCTTTACCGCCGTGTACGCGATGCCGAGGGTAAGCTGCAACTATCCAAAGCGGCAAAGGAGTATCACCCGGGGGCGGGAGTTTATCGGTCGAGTTACAAGAACGCCATGAGGGTGGCGCGCACCGAGATCAACGCCGCATATCACACTGCCGATCAGCTGCGGTGGGATAAGATGGACTTTGTCGTGGGGGTGCGCATCTCCTTGAGCGGAGCGCATCCGGCATACGACATTTGCGATGAGCTACAGGGCGACTATCCTAAAAATTTCAAGTTCACCGGCTGGCACCCTAACTGCCTTTGTCAGATGACGGCAATTCTCAAGACAGAGGCAGAGATGGACAGAGATGACGCTTTGATTATGGCAGGCAAAAGGGCATCGAGCTATAGCCGCAATCGGGTCAAAGAGATGCCTCCAATTTTTACCGAGTGGGTGAGGGCTAACAAGCAGCGTATCGTGACGGCCAAAAAGTTACCCTACTTTTTGAGTGACAACCGCAAGATCGTAAACGATATTTTGAAAAATTTGTAAAAAAAGGCTTATGTGATAAGCCATATTAAAATTATTTATTATATTTGGGCAAATATTGTAGGAACACCATGGAAAAAACAATTTTAGAGCTTTTGACAACTAAGTTTCAGGGGTTGAGGGCCGACATTTTAAGCAGGATAGCAGCAAAGCTCGCGAAGACTGCAACCACAGAGGACGCTGCCAAGGCTGCCGTTGAGGCGCTCACCATGCAAGACGTACTCGACCAATATACCGAGAGCCGCGTCACCGAGGCTTCTCAAACAGCTGTAGCCAATTATGAGAAAAGGCATAATCTCAAAGACGGCAAGGCGGTTAATCCATCCGGTGATGACAACCCTGACAAGGGGGGTCAAGATAAACCCGATACAGCAGACACAGACGGGCATTACAACGCGACACTGAAAGCATTGGAGGCAATTAACAAACGTCTCGATAATATAGAGCAGGGGCGCGTAGTCAATGAACGCACAATGAAGTTGCAAAGCACCCTTAAGGGCGCACCGGAGAAATACGCGAAACGCATCACGGACGACTTCGGACGCTATCAATTCAAGGACGATGCCGACTTTGACGGCTGGCTCGTGGGTATCAAGGCTGATGCTGACGAGCTTATCAAAAGCAACAAAGGTCAGGGCGGGCTGTTCAGTCCACCGGCAGGGGGCGGAGGCGGGTCGGGCCAAGTGCCGGAGTCGCTCAAAAAGGCCGTATCCGAAAGGGCGGCAGGCGATGAGGCGAAAGACAAAAAACCTTATTAAAAATTTATTTTAAGGAGATTAAAAAATTATGGCAATGACAGTTAAAAGGCGCAAGGACACAAGAAGGCGTTCCGTCTTTTTGAAAAAAATAGCCGACATTCCCGGAGGCGTGTGTATTAGCACACAGGGGTTAGAAGGCGTAGATTTCCTTCCAGAGGGTACACCTATAACGAGGCCTATCGATGGCATCTGTTATGTGATCAAACATGGGAGTGTTGGAGGATATGGCGGCGCTAATAATAAGTTGCAGCTTAATGGCGATATCTGCAACGTTCAGGTGGGTGATGTAATCCACGTTTATGAGGAGACTGTAACTGATGGCTTTAAAACAATTAATTTTGTAGACTCGGCAACAGTCTCAGAAAAAAACGGCAACACCCTAACACTTGACAAAGAGATTCTGGGATTGTCAGGTAACGAATATTGGTCAGTGGTAGACACTCAGAATCCTGATAAAAATAAAGCCTTTGCGCTAACTGGTACGGGCGTAGCCGTCAAGCCTGATGACAACGTTATTACAGACGCGTGGGTGCAAGGGGTTACACGAATTCCAAATCTGCCTCCACTAATTTATGAAGACCTAAAAGGTATCATAAATATTTAACCCATCATTTTTTAGGCATGCGAGGGCTACGCTTCAAAGGAGAAAGGCAAAGATAGCAAACCTTATTAACGAGTTTTTTTATTAGGAGATTTTAAGATTATGGCAATGACCATAAAAAAGAGGCGCGACGCTAAAAGTTACAAGTGCATCGAGCATCGTATAGCTGATGTACGCAACGGCGCGCTGGTGATAGCGCGAGGGGCGACGTCCGGAGGATGGATACTGCCCGAGGGCGCATTATTGTTCGAGCTTTCGGACATCGAGACGGCGCAAGGGCAAAAAGGAAGTAACATCTTCCGTGTACTGCCCTGCGTAAAGATAGCGGCGGACGCTGAGGCGACGGCCACAAAGGTGAAATTTGCACACGGCAGCTGTTCGTTCCAGGGCGCTGTGTTCCCTTTCGGAACTGTCAGCAAGCAGACTATCAATGTTGACGGCAGCATCGACGCTACCCTCACGGCAGGCAGCTCAAGGGCGCTGGTAGAAGACGAGGTGTATCTGGCCGACCTCTCGAGCTTTTTTGAAGAGGACGAAAATGCGCCGTTCACTTATGACAAGACCACTAACAAGTGGACATGGAAGCCGGGGCTCCGCCTTTACATCAATGGCACGGAGCAGGCAGTGAGCGCAAGCGATAACATTATAACCGACGTGTGGGTTATAGCAACGGCTAACACGCCGGTGTGGATACCTTTCACACGGCTATGGCCGGCATTGTTTAATGGCATTTTTGCGTTAAGCAATAACACCGATGTGGTTATCGACACTTTCTATACGGAGATGGAGGTGGAGCTGGAGCCTGAGGAGCCTGAGGAGCCTGAGGAGCCTGAGGAGCCTGAGGAGCCTGAGGAGCCTGAGGAGCCTGAGGAGCCTGAGGAGC